AATGGATTAGACGCCTCCCTGGCTGTGCTTACCCGTTTCGCCGATGCATTTCCGAAAGTGACCGAAATGGCCAACTCAGAAGGTAGTGGGTTTAACTTCAGAGTTGAACTGAAATAGTTTTGTGGTAATGGTAGACTAAAAACTTAAGCAAAGGCAATAAAAGCCACCGCTTAGAGGTCTACCATTTACCCCTTGGTGTATCTATGACAAAAAATGCTTTTATTGAGTTATTTGAGTTGCTTTTACAGACTTTATTGGTCCCAGTAGAAATATACTCAAATCATTCAGATTATAGGCGAGTTATTATTTTAGGAATACTCTTAATAGGAGTTCTTTTATGGTAACTTCACAAGTCTGTTTGAAAAAGTATGGTGAACCTCATGCTGAGCATAATATGACAGTATGGGATGTGCCAGTAAATCTTGAAGTAGGCAAAATTCCTAAGAAGATCTATTGTAATAAAGATTTAGTAGCCCCCTTGGCCAAAGCATTTCAGAATCTGATTGACACAGGACATATTAGGGAACTTGAATCATGGGATGGTTGTTTCAATATTCGCAGTAAAAGAGGTAGCAACTCTTGGTCACTGCATTCATGGGGTATTGCGATAGACGTAAATGCCGCCTCTAACCGCTTCGGTCATAGCCCGAGTCTTTCTGCCGGGTTCGTTAAATGTTTTACAGACGCAGGATTTGATTGGGGTGGTCTTTGGACTAAACCTGATGGTATGCACTTTCAATTAAAAGCTTTACCATAACCCCCTTGGCTTTTGTGTTGGGACCGTCTTGTCGTTGACAGTTGTGTATTGGGAACATTCTTGATAAGGTTTAGTTTCGGTTGCAATTGTTAACGACTCTTTTTAATATACTCATATGCCAGACGAAGTTTTAACATTTGTACCCAATATAAAGTACATAACTAAAAACTTAAAGCCTGAGTATATCAAAAAGGATACTATACGTAACCTTGCATGGGCATTGAAAGATGCAAATGACCAAGGGGTTCTTGATAAAAGAGTTGATCAGTGGATACTTCCACAAACTCTAGTTGAAGGACGTGATGATTATGGAACTAGTCGACCTGGTTTGCCTACTGAAAGTAAGCTACAAAGTGCAATAGACAAGGAACTTATTAAAAGATATGCACAGCAAGAAGAGGCCATAAAATATTACCGTAGATCAGGTGGAGAAGTTGGTGATGTTTCTTCTTCAGACCCTTTCTTCAACCAATATCGTGGTATATGGGCTGAAAATAGGGGTATGGCAGGAATAGACAATGCTAATTACGCAATAGGGATATTACAACAGTTAATGAAGCAGTATAAGGATGTCCCCTTGGCCTTAACTAGGTGGAACGGAAAAGGGGTTTCTATCGAAAATGGTGCTGATGCTAACAATCATTTAAGAAAGGTGCAGGAAATGCAGCGAATGCTGAGCCATCCTGCGAATCGTGAATTGATGGATTACTTTCGTCAATTTAGAAACAGTAAAGAATACCCATGACAGAAGTTTTATACAAGGCATCACCTACGATGTCTAAGTTCCATAAAGATGACACACTTGTACGATTCTTAATGGGACCAATTGGATCAGGTAAATCAGTTGCTTGTTCAGTAGAGCTAATGCGTAGAGCTACTGAACAGGCAGCTCATAAATCTTTTAAGAAAGAAGATTTAGTAAGACAGACTAAGTGGGCAATAGTACGCAACACATATCGTGAGTTGACTGATACCACTATGGAAACCTTTTTTGGATGGTTTCCTAAAGAAATGGGATATATGCGCAACATTGATATGTCATGGAGGTTTGTACAGCGTTTACAAGATGGAACTTTGTTAGATGCAACTTTTCTGTTTAGAGCACTTGATAAAGATGATGATATTAAAAAGTTATTATCTTTAGATTTAACTGGCATGTGGCTAAATGAAGCTCGTCAGATAAATCAATCAGTTCTACGCATGGGCCTTGGCAGAACGGGACGTTTCCCACCTCCTAGTGAAGGTGGTGCCACATGGAGAGGTGTTATAGGAGATACTAATCCACCAGATAATGACTCATGGATATATAAGCTTTTTGAAGAGGATTGTAAAAATAATCCTGAAATAGCAAAACTGTACAAGATCTATTATCAACCAAGTGGGTTAAGTAAGGATGCTGAAAACCGTCAAAATTTACCTGCTAACTATTATGAGTCAATGTTACCAGGTAATACACAAGAATGGATAAATGTGTATGTTCATGGAAAATATGGATTTATTTCAGATGGCAAACCTGTATTTCCTGAATATAATGATGCAATTCATTCAGGAATTGGTGATACAGATTCTTTGATAATCTACAAGAAATTGTATATTGGTATTGACTTTGGGCTAACTCCTTGTGCTGTTATAGGACAGGAAACAGCTACTGGTCAATTACAAATCATTGATGAACTTATCACTGATAATACTGGTGCTGCTAACTTTAGTCGGCAATTGAACCATTTGCTTCGTACTAAGTATGCAGAATGTACATTTGAAATCTATGGGGATCCTGCTGGCGAGCAACGTGCTCAAACGGATGAAGTAACACCTTTCCAAATACTTTGGAATAATGGAATAGAAGCAATACCCTGTGCTACAAATGATTTTACACTTCGTAGAGAAGCTGTTGCATCATTTTTAACAAGGTTTGACTTTGTAGGTGAACCTGCCTTTAAGGTGTTTTCAAGTGCTCCTACTGTCCGCAAAGGGCTTAGCGGTGGGTACAAGTACAGAAGGATACAAATATCTGGTGAAGCAAAATTTCAGGATGTGCCTGATAAGAATAGATTCAGTCACCCCTTGGATGCTCTTCAGTATTTGGTAATTGGTGCCTTTGGTATATCACGAGTTATTGGTGGTAGTACAAAGGAAATTAACTACGATGTAATTGATCGGAGCATTGTATGAAAGGCAAAGGTAAGGGTAAGGGTGGCGGTAAGCCACCGTGCCGATAAGTTTTGTGGTCTCAACAAGTCATTTTCCTCGGGTTAGGATATGTCTTTACCACTATCAGTAGCGAGTTGAGCGCTAATCTGATCCCAAGTGGAAGATGGAGCAAATGCGATAATCGAACGCCAGAATCAAAAGTTCCACGTATTAGGCGTGACAGCTGGAGAGACAGCAACCCCTTGGTTAGTATTTTTCAAATGAAAAACTTAAAAACTACTATATCTGGTGTGATAGCTGCAATAGCAGTTGCATGGACTCCGTTTGTAACTATGTCAGACAAACTTCCATGGGATAAACTGATATTCGCAGCTGCTATAGCAGTTATGGGTTGGTATTCAAAGGATAAAACCTAATATGTTAGATGAATCAACAGTACTGGGTATAGTTTCTAATGAACTTTCATTAGCAGAGCTATACACAGATTACAGAACCCCCTTGGATTTTTATCTGGGGAACCCAAATGGCCGTGAGGTTGATGGACGTTCTACTGTTGTTTCTACTGATGTGGCAGACGCAATTGAATGGATTATGCCGCAGGTAATGCGTGCATTGTTGAATAATAATGAGATTGTTACCTTTGATCCCGTTAATGAGAATGATGTTGAGCAAGCAGCATTAGAATCTGCCTATACTTATGACATTCTCATTAAAGAGAATAAAGGATTTATTTTACTTTATACTTTTATAAAGGACGCATTGCTCCATAATAATGGAATATTAAAAGTTTTTTATGATGAGCAAAGTATAGTAAAAACAGAAGAGATAACTGGCTGGAGTGAAGAAGCTATTGCAGTCTTACTGCAAGATCCTTCCATAGATTTACTAAGCTATTCTGTTGATGAAACAAATGGAACTGTTTCAGGTGTAGTACAAACTACATCTAAGACAGGTAATATAAAGGTAGAAGTTGTTTCACCAGAAAATTTTCTTTATAATAGAGGACATAACTCTATTGATTTAGAATATGCACGTTTTACTGCACATGTTCTGATTAAAACAGCCTCAGATTTGATTGCACAAGGCGTACCTGAAGACATAGTTGACAGTATAGTCAATAATGTTGGAGAAGATAGGTCATATTTTAGATTTATTCAGCAAGGAGAATCTATTGGTATAAAGAATAGCTCATTAGATCCAGCATTAGCTGAAGTACAAATAGCTGAATGCTATATGTTTATGGACTATAATGAAGATGGAATTTCAGAATATCGCAAAATTACTGTAGCAGGTGTCGGCTCTCCCACACATGTTATTTCAAATGAAGAAATTGATTATTGTCCTTGGGTAGCGACTACTGGCATTCTAATGCCACATAAGTTCAGAGGACTTTCAATCTATGATCGCTTAAAACAAATCCAAGAGCAAAAAACAGCCCTGTTTAGGTCTGCACTAGACAATATCTATTTCCAAAACAATCAGAGATTTGCAGCTGTAGAAGGCATGGTTAATCTAGATGATCTTATGACGTCTAGACCAGGCGGTATTGTTCGCGTAAAGAAGATAGATGCCGTAACCCCCTTGGCCACACCTCAGTTAAACAATACTACTTTTGATATGATGCAGTATCTTGATACTGTTCGTGCGGGTAGAGTGGGTGTTGCACCTGAAGGAGAAGCTGCTCCTGGTAATATTGGATATAGAATAGGATCAGAAGGTGTAGATCGTATTTTTACTGCCAAGGAAGAATTAGTAGGTTTAATTATTCGAACTATTGCTGAAACGGGTATTAAATCTCTTTGTATAAAAATTAGGGACCTTGCAAATAATCATCAAGATTCTGTTAAACAATATTTTTATCGTGGTAAATGGTTACAATTTAATCCAAGAAATTGGACTAAACGTACTACCACAACAGTTCGTGTTGGCACTGGTTCAGGCAATAATGATAAAAAGTTAGCTGCTGTTACTCAGATTTTGCAGTTTCAATCTACTATATTTCAGCAGCAAGGACAATCACTTGTCACTGTGGATAACATTTATGCGGCTCTTGACGATTTTGCGAAATTTAGTGAACTTTCTGGTGCCAATAAATACTTTACCGATCCACAAACTAGACAAGGACAACAACTGGCAGCAAACAATAAACAAATGTTGGATGCCCAGCAGCAGCAAGCGACGCAAATCCAGCTTACTCAGCTACAAGCTGAGGTGCAGCTCGCACAGGCGCAAATGAAAATGGCTGAGACTGAGCAAGAAAATGTTCGTCTCAAAGGTATAGTTGAAGGACTTAAGCATAAACTAGATCTTGCCAAGGCTGATGCAGAATATGCACACAAAGATGCAGATAGAAGGCTAAAACAGCACGAAATCAACTTAAAAGCTGCTGTTGATTTAGCGAAAGTAGAGGCTACTGCTCAGCAAAATGAACTTGAGTATACACTTGAAGCCTCAGAAAGATTAAATGGTGAAATGAATGAACCAGCAGAATGAGTTAATAGCCACTTCTTTACAAGAGCAGGTCACCCTTGGCAAAAATGCAGAAACAGCGTATAACAATTACATTAAGGGATTTATTGAGAATCAGAAAAGACTTATTTATGAGGCATTTCTGCAATGTTCTCTTGAAGAACAGGATAAGTTAATTGAACTTAAAAGATTGTCTATGGTATATGCCACACTCGAAACGGCAATACAAAATGATATTGCAACTGGAAACATGGCTCAAATCGAGCTAGAAAGTAAACTCGATAAATAAGGTGCGAAAATGTCTGACTTAAATGCAATTGCTAATTTACTTAATTCTAACGAACCTGATGTTCCCGATGACTCTGCTTTAACAGAAGCCCTTGGTGGCCAATCTGAAGAAGGTACAGAGCAAGAGAACAGTTCTACTGAGGGCAACGGCGACCAGTCTGAACAGGAAGTTACGTGGGCAGGCGTTCTTGGGGTTGATGATGCAAATATCATTACTGATGACAATGGTGAATTTAAAGGCCTAAAAGTCAAAGTAGATGGTGTTGATTCAACTGTTTCTGTGAAAGAGCTTATTGACGGTTATCAGTTTAATAAGCATAACACACAAGCATCAATGGCATTAGCAGAGGAAAAGCGTGCCTTTGAAACTATGAGAACAACTGCAGCAACTGAGTACTTAAACAAGCTCGAGACTGCAGACACTTTGGCTGGGTTATTGGGACAAGCTTTAACAAGTGAATTTAACTCTGTTGATTGGCAAAAGCTTAGAGTTGAGAATCCTTCTGAATATGCAGCAATGCAAGCAGATTTTCAGAATAGAAAAACTCAAATTGGCCAGTTGATGCATGCAATTCAATCTGAAAAGCAGCAGCAACGTCAAAAGGCAGAGAAAGAATTTCAAGGACAATATCAGC